CCGCTGCGCACCTTCCGCATGATGGTTCTCACGCTCGTAGAGCACGATCACCTACCGGACTACGCCGTTACCTTCGACGGCAACATAGTCGTGTTTGAAAATCGATCGACGATGCAGAAGGTCATGCCGGCCAGGAAGATGCGGCCGCTCGACCCTGAGACCTATCACGATGCCCGGACAGTGGCCGGTGGGCTCGACATCTACATGCTGGAGCAGGAGTGGAAGAACTGGTGGGCCGAGAGCGGTTGTCCGACCCTCCACAGCCCGGACGATGCGTTCATCGCGTTTTGCCGGCGGCGTGGCCAATGCGATACGCAATGATCTTGGTAAGGAATAATGGCAATGCCAGGTAAAATTACAGCACTCTCTCTATTTTCGGGCCAGGGCGGTCTCGATATTGGCCTAGAAAATGCAGGTATAGAGGTAATATCTGCCATCGAAATGAATGCATATGCATGCGAGACGTTGAAAAAAAACAGTTTCATAGCAAATATGAGAAAAGACGAATTTGATCCCTGGTTTCATAAACTTATGGATAAAAGATATTTTATGAAATGGTCAAATAGAGACCGATCTTTTCTATATTCTCGATTGGCAGCAGGGGTTGGAAAGAAATCACACTTCTCTAATACTGCAATATACGAATCAGATATTAGATTGATTGACCCACTCGCATTGGCCGATGAACAAAACATAGAGGTGGGTTCTCTTGACATAATTGTCGGCGGCCCTCCGTGTCAAACATTTAGCCGGTCTGGTAAACGTCAATCATTGGAAGACGAGCGGGGACAGTTATTCCTCGATTTTGTTAGGTTCGTTGATAAATTACGCCCCCGTTGGTTTATGTTTGAGAATGTAAAAGGCATTACTCTAACAAAAACTAATGTTCCATATTATTACTGCAACTCCTGTAATAATACGACGCAGTTGGCATATTCGAAATATTTATTTAAACGGGAAGGGGATGGCGTGTCTTATTGTCCAAAATGTAATTCTATAGATGTAAGTATTCGTGAAACCAATGATGTTCGTGGTGGAGCTGCGGATATCATAGTTAATGAATTTTCTAGCATAGGGTATAAATGTGAATCATTTGTTCTGAATGCAGCGGACTTTGGTGCTCCGCAATACAGAGAGCGATACTTCATCATAGGATCGCGTGATAATGAGAATTTTACACGCCCAGTGGGAAATCATTCCGCCAAAGATCAAATGGCCCTCTTCCAGCCACATAAGCCGCCAGTAACTGTCTGGGATGCGCTCTTCAATAAGCCAAATCCATATCACCCAGCCAGCATTGACCCAAGCCAAGCGGTTCTATGGGTAAAGAATGTCGTCCGTCCTCATGACGAGCCTGTAACCTGGACGTTGCACCGCCCAGCGCCGACCATTGGTGCTCATCAGTCAGCTAAATTGGCTATTGCACCCTATGGTGTGCCCGAGGAGCAGCTCATTCGGCAGCAGTGGCATACGAAAGGCCGACGGCAAGGAGATACGCCACCTGTAGCTGTGGATCATAACTATTTATCCGATGAAGACCTTTTGCGTCTACAGACATTTCCGCCATATTGGTTTGTGGCAGGAACGCGAATGGAGAGGGCATTTCAAATAGGCAATGCGGTTCCTCCAGTGCTATCAGAAGCAATAGCCCGCTCACTGTTTCCTATCGAAGTCAAACCAAAAGCCAAACCCGATAGTGATGCTGATGTTGATGGTGATGGAAAAGACGACTTTTAAGATTTACTAAATAATCAATATCACTAGGAGAATATAAATGACAAAAGCTACAACAAAATTTGCCTTAGATATGGTAGCCAATAAGGACATTGCCGGGTTCAAGGAGCATGTCCATGATATGCTTATTCAAAAGGCTGTAGAAGCTATGGCCGTAAAGAGAGTTGAAATTGCCACTTCTTATATGTCTTCTGGCCCAATGACCGAAGAAGTCATTGAAGAGGCAAAGTCACAAAAACCATTCTTTGGAACAATTGATGGTCGATCTTATGCAATTCAATTGAATGGGGCAAGTCCAAGTAATGAACCAAAAAATATGGGGTGGATGATTAGCAACAAAAAAGTCTTTGCTGATTTTAAGGCTTCAGCAAAGAAGACATATGCAGACGCTAAGGGTAAACCTACATTACCATCAGTAAAAAAGCAAGTAAAATTGGTTGACGCAACTGAATTTTATGCTTCATGGAAAGCAGACAGCAGTAGCTATAAAGATGATAGCGTGGAAATTTTATATAAAGGATCATCTTCTAATGATTAGGCTTAAACGCTTGATGGAAGCATCAAAAAAATCAAAATTGGCCGATTATGAAAAAATGGGCAAAGACGCATTTGAGGCTGGAGAAAATTCCACTCCTGCTCAGAGCAAAACATTGATGGCTGATTTGAAGAAAACTGCTGGCGCTGTAGGGTCAAAGGATTCTAATGGATTAACTTCTGTTGATAAAATGAAAGCATGGATTAAGGGTTGGCATACAGCAAATTCCAAGGCTCCTGTAAATGAAGATGTTATGTCTGATATTGAACAAATCGCAAAAGAACATCAAGCAAAAAAAATCAAATTCGATAACGGAAAAAGTGTCATGGTTGACGCCACTACTGCAAATGCAATCGTTAAGATGATGGCAAAAGCCAATGAAGCAAGCAACAAAAAAATCCCAGCATTCATTCAAAAATCTCCAGAGAATTTGATGAAGGTTGTTGGTATAGCATTCGGAGATTAATATGGCGCAAAGAATCACAAAAAACACTGAACAAGAAATTCATATTGTATCTGATGCGACTGGATATCTAAATGTGAATGGCGGAACATTTCCAGCCAACACCAATAATGGCGGCGTGATCGCAGGACTTTCTATTAAGAAAGTTGCTCATAGTGCGGCAACAGGGACTTGGACTGTATCAAGAGGCGCTAATGTCATTAGTGTTTTACCTTCATCAGGTGAAGTTCATTATGATTCGTTAGGAATTAAATTCACATCCGGTGGCGATGAGTCAGCGAATGTTGTTTTCACTCTTTCGGGTGGAACAGGAACCATTGCCTTGAAATTAGGCAAGATTAAGTAAGGAGATTTTCGATGCTTCTAATGACTGAAGTGAACGAAAACGTTCAGTATATCACAGAAGGTAAAGATGGGGGAGCCAAAAGCTACTTCATCGAAGGAATATTTTTACAAGGCGACATCAAAAATCGTAATGGAAGAATTTATCCCAAAGAAGTTCTAGCAAAGGAAGCCGCTCGATACAGCAAAGAGTATGTTGATCGTAAGCGAGCCTTTGGTGAACTTGGACATCCATCAGGACCAACAATCAATCTAGAGCGCGTGTCTCATATCATCACTGAATTGAAACAAGACGGTTCTAATTTCATGGGTAAGGCTAAGATCATGACCGAAACTCCATATGGAAAGATTGTGAAGAGTCTTATGGATGAGGGAGCAACGCTAGGAGTGTCTTCTAGAGGCATGGGAACACTAAAGGAGAAGAATGGCGTATCTGAGGTACAGAACGATTTCTTCTTAGCTACAGCAGCGGATATCGTCGCTGATCCATCAGCGCCAGATGCATTCGTTAATGGAATCATGGAAGGTGTTGAATACTATTTTGATGATCGTCTTGGTAGATATGTTATTCAAAAGGCAGAAAAGATTCAAGAATCCATCAAGAAAATGAGTCGTAAAGAACTTACTGAAAACAAGATCAGACTATTTAAATCATTCATTGATAGTCTTTAATAGTTAAAAATTTAATTTTCCTAAATATTAGGAATAATTCTCGAATAGGAGTATCTATAATGAAAGATAAAGAATTAGAAATCCAAGAAGAGGCTGATGCTATTCTTGCAGAAGAAAATTCTGACCGTCTTGTTGAAGAACTAGAGTCTGATGATTCAATCACAGAAGCTAAGAAGAAAAAGAAGATGACAAAAGAAGAAGATGATTCTGAGGACGATGACGAAGATGATGACGAAGATGATGACGAAGATGATGACGAAGATGACGATGATTCAGTTGATGAATCAGTTCAAGTTCCTTCATCTAAGATGTCTATGATCAATTCTATGATTAAGACCATGAATGAAATGTCAAGAGACGATCTATCTGCTTCTTATTCGACACTTATTAAGACACTATCAGAAAAGGCCGATCCTGAAGAGGAAGAGGATGAAGATGATCTTGAGAAGGACGGTGTAAAAGAAGGTAAGGTTGGAGACATCCAAAAGCGCGCTGAAATGTTTGCTAAGAACGGTCCACCAAAGAAGAAGAAGAAGTTTTCTGAGGAAGACATCGATGTAAAAGAAGGTAAGGTTGGAGACATCCAAAAGCGCGCTGAAATGTTTGCTAAGAATGGTCCGCCAAAGAAGAAGAAAATGAAGAAGTTTTCTAAGGAAGACATCGATGTAACAGAAGACGTTGCAGCCCTTATTGGTTCTGAAACTCTTAGTGAAGAATTCAAGACAAAGGCCACAACAATCTTTGAGGCTGCTGTTGTTTCTAAGATCAATGAACTTCTTGTTTCTGTAACAGAAAATTACGAAACTGACGTAGCAGAACAAGTTGCTATTGAAGCTGACGTTCTAGAAAAGAGAATGAATGAATATTTGGACTATGCTATCGAAGGTTGGACTGCTCATAATGAGGTCGCAATCGAGAGCGCAATTCGTTCAGAGATTACAGAGAATTTCATGGTTGGACTTCGCAATCTATTTGTCGAAAGCTACATTGATATTCCCGAAGATAAGGTTGATTTTGTAGATGAACTTGCACAAAAAGTAGGTGAACTTGAAGAATCAATCAATGGTGAAATGGAAAAGAACATTGAAATTTCACATGAACTAGTCGAAATGAAAAAGGAAAAGGCAATTCGTGAAGTAAGCGAAGGTCTTAGCCAAACACAATCATCTAAATTGAGTTCTCTTTCAGAGAGTGTTGACTATGATGATTATGATTCCTACGTTGTGAAACTAAACAAACTAAAAGAGAATTACTTCACACCAAAAGAAGCTGCTAAAGTTGATTCGGACCCCGAAGCATTCATTACAGAGTCTGAAGGTAATGTCCCGGCCCACATGAAAAATTACATGACAGCCATTTCTAGAAGTATCAAGAAGTAAGATTTAATAAATACAAATGAAAGCTGTATATTTACAAGGAGATAAAAAATGTACAATCTAGATGAACTTCAAGAGAAGTGGAAGCCAGTGGTTGACCATCCTGATCTACCCAAGATCGCTGATGCACACCGCCGTTCGGTTATGGCTACTATTCTTGAAAACCAAGAAGTATCTGCCCGCGAACAAATGCGTGGTTCTGGTGGATATAACAGCCCATCGCTACTTGGCGAAGCTGCACACACAAACAACATGGGCGCGTCGTCTTCGACTGCTGGTACGGGCGGAATCGACATCTTCGATCCGGTTCTTGTTAGCCTAGTTCGTCGTTCAATGCCAAACCTAATGGCATACGATGTTGCTGGCGTTCAGCCAATGAACGGTCCAACAGGACTAATCTTTGCTATGCGCTCGCGCTATGTTTCACAAACAGGCACAGAAGCCATGTTTAATGAAGCTAATGGTTCGTTCTCATCGCTTGCTGCTGGTAACACGTCACATCAATTTGGTGTTGCTAATGGTGCGGTTGGTACGGTTCAAAGCGGAACCGATCCTAATGATCGCGCATCTGGTTCGGGCTATACGGTCCATACCGGAATGACAACTGCTCAATCTGAAGCGCTTGGTGATTCAGCAACGAATCGCTTTAACGAAATGGCATTCAGTATCGAAAAGATTTCTGTTGTGGCCGTTTCTCGCGCGCTAAAGGCCGAGTACACAATGGAACTTGCACAAGATTTGCTTAAGGTTCATGGTCTTAATGCTGAAACAGAATTGTCGAACATTCTTTCGACTGAAATTCTTTCAGAAATTAATCGTGAAGTCATTCGCACAATCAACTATTCTGCTGTTCCCGGTGCTGATAAGAACGTTGTTACATCTGGTACATTCGATCTTGACACAGATGCAAATGGCCGTTGGTCAGTTGAGAAGTTCAAGGGTCTAATGATCGCCATTGATCGTGACGCCGCTGCTATTGGTCGTGCAACTCGTCGTGGTAAGGGCAACATCCTAATTTGCTCAAGCGACATTGCGGCGGCTCTTAATATGGCCGGTGTTCTTGATTACACGCCCGCTCTAACAAATAACCTACAAGTTGATGACACAGGCAACACGTTTGCTGGTGTTCTTAACGGTCGTATGCGCGTTTATGTTGATCCATACTTCTCGGATGCAACAAACGACTATTACACAGTTGGTTATAAGGGATCAAGTTCGTTCGATGCTGGTTTATTCTATTGCCCATATGTGCCTCTTCAAATGGTACGAGCAATTGGTGAGAACAGTTTCCAACCTAAGATCGGCTTCAAAACCCGTTACGGAATGGTGGCAAATCCTTTTGCTACAGATGACGGAAATGGTATCGCAGCCCGCCTTGGTTCTGGTGACGGCAATAAATACTATCGTCTTGCAAAGGTTACAAACTTGATGTAAGATAACAAGATCATCATTAAAAGATGGCCTGATTGAAAGGGGGAGAAATCCCCCTTTCTTTTTTGTTATAACATTACACCTTAAAATATGGATTATGAAAACATGTCAATTAAATTGGAAGCGCCAGAAAAACAATCATTGATCGATGCTTATGAACAGGAAGGCATGTCTCTTAAGATGCTCGCAAAGAGATATTGCACATCAAGAACCACATTAAGAAAATGGATGTTGGATTATGGTATAACACTAAAATCTCACAAAACAATATGTCAAGAAGTAAATAAATCATCCATCACAATTCCATCTAAAGAAAAGTTGGAAGATTCTTATTCAAATCATAATCTAAAAGAATTGCAGTCCATATATGAAGTTGGTCAATCGACTCTTTATGAATGGCTTGATCACCATGACATTCAATCAGACACACATTCTAATCGTTGTTTGCTTGGTCATAAAAAATTATATGACATCAAGAAGCCTACCAAAGATGAAATTATGAACATCTATAGTAAGAACCCTAATCAAATTTTAGTGGCAGATCAACTAAACATCAGTATTGGATTTCTTCGTAAGGTAATGAAGGAATATGATATTGAGATAATTAAGCCTTGGAGAAGTAAAGCTGAAATATGCCTATATGATTATTGTACATCCTTAGATGATAGTTGGTCTCATTCAAATAAAAGCATAATTAATCCTTTTGAATTGGATATGATTTCCATCAAACATAAATTAGCAATTGAATATTGTGGCCTATATTGGCATAGTCAAACTTATGGAAATAAAGATAAAAATTATCATAGAAACAAGTTGTCTAAATGTAAGGAAAAAGGATTTGAATTGATTACTGTATTTGAATCTGATGATTTAGATAAAATCAAAAACTTAATTAGACATAAATTGAACATGAATGAAAAAATCTATGCTAGAAAACTGAATGTGATTGAATTGAATAGTTCTGTCGCTAATGATTATCATAATCAATATCATATACATGGTTCTGTTGGGAGCAGTATACATTTGGGATTAGTTGATAAAAATCATGTTGTGTGTGGAGTTGCTTCTTTTGGTAAATATAGATTTTCTGAACAACATGATTATGAGATATCTCGAATGACTTTTGGGACGCATGGTGTTGTAGGTGGGACATCTAAACTCATCAAAAGCTTTATTTCCAAGCATAATTCAAAAAGTTTAGCAACATTTAGTGATCTTAGATTTGGTTCTGGCGATAGCTATAATCACAGCATGAAATTTGATTCTGTTACAGAGCCGAATTATTGGTACTTTCATAAAAATGATTCATCTAAGTTATATTCAAGACAAAAATTTCAAAAGCATAAACTTCCTACTCTATTAGACACATTTGATTCTAATCTAACAGAATATCAAAATATGATCAATTGTGGTTGGGATAGAATATGGGACTGCGGAAACAATAAGTACACACATAAATAGTGGTGTATGTAGGAGTAAAAACGATGAGTGATTTACAAAGAACACAACCAAACAATAGAAATTTCTTGACACCATCCGGGTTTATGTTTTCTGTTCAAAAACTGCCGAATGTCAATTATTTTCTCACAAGTGTATCGATCCCCGGAATCAACTTGAATGTCATTAAGCGACCTACGCCATTTATCGATGTCCCGCAAGTCGGCACTAATTTGACCTTCGATCCATTGGAGTTGAGATTTCGTATTGACGAAGACCTTCAAAACTACAGAGAAATCTATAGATGGATGAAGGGTCTTGGATTTCCTGATGGATTTGATCAGAGAGTAAATTTAGACAGAACCGGACCTTTGATGTCAGATGGATCATTAATCATCATGTCTTCAGCCAACAATCCTAATGTTCTTGTCAATTTTCTTGATCTATCTCCGATTTCATTATCGACTGTAGAGTTTTCAGTTGACAAGACAGACACAGAATATTTGGAAGCTAGTGTGTCTTTTGTTTATAGATCATATGATTTGCTTGATATAATTTAAGATGTGTGCTACAATGATAGATTGATTTAACTATGGAGAGTAAAATGACTTTAGATGAAATATTTGCCTTATGGGACGTTGATTGTAAAATCGATGAAACTGAAATTGGTAGAGAGAGTGCGAACATTCCCATTGTTCACAACAAGTATCTGAAGATATATGTGGCCGAACGAAGAGCCTATACATTTTTGTTACAAAACCAAAAGACGATTTATAAGAGGCTTATGGACTATTATAATGGAGATTTTGATGCTGAAATGCTGAAGTCTTTTGGGCGCAAACCATTTCAAAAGAGAATCCTAAAGGGCGATCTCAATATCTACATTGATGCTGATGATGAAATGATCAAATCAAATCTTAAGGTTTCTGAGCAAAAAGACAAGCTGGATGTCCTAGAAAAAATCATAAAAAGAATTGAAGGGAGGGGATTTGACCTAAAGACTCAGGTTGATTGGTATAAATTCACTAATGGATAAATGATAGAGATATTTGCAAAAGATGAAACCTTTATAAAAATTCAGACTTCTGATGGAATCTTGAAGGAACTCTATGATTGGTTTTCTTTTGATGTCGAGGGTGCAAAATATTCAAAGGCATTCAGGCGTGGTGGTTGGGACGGCAAGATTAGATTATTCAAGGTTGGACCCAACACACTCTACAAAGGATTGATCAATTATGTTCAAGTCTTTGCTGATGAGAGAAACTATCCATTAAAAATCAATGATGGGTTGAATGAGGTAAAGCATATTGATCCTACTGAACTGAAGTCCTTTGTCACAAATCTAAAGATTTCCCCTAGAGATTATCAGATGAAGGCATTCAGTCATATTCTGAAATATAAAAGAGCATTGATTGAATCTCCTACGGGGTCTGGTAAGTCATACTTAATTTATATGGTGGCGACTTGGTTCAATAACAAAAAGAAACTGATCGTGGTTCCGACAACTTCTTTGGTTGAACAATTGCAGAAGGATTTTGTGTCGTATGGATATAAAAAACCAATTCATAAGATTTCATCTGGCGCAAGCAAAGACTCTGATGCTGATGTGATTATATCCACATGGCAGAGCATTTATAAGCAACCGAAGTCATGGTTTGAACAATTTGATATTGTCATAGGTGATGAGGCTCATTTATTTTATGCAACGTCCCTTAAATCGATTTTAAGCGGCTTGGAGACGTGTGAATATAGAATAGGTCTCACTGGCACCATTAAAGACACTCGCGCACACAAACTCATCCTAGAGGGTTTATTTGGACCTTTAAGAAAGATGGTGACAACCAAACAACTGATGGACAACAAAACTCTTGCTGAACTGAAAATCGAATGCATGATGTTGAAGTATCCCGATTGGATTAAGGATAAGTTGTTGCGCTATGACTATCAGAGAGAGATTGAGTTTTTAATCAAATGTAGAGAACGAAATAATTTCATAAAGAACTTGACATTAAGCACAAAAGGCCCTACATTGGTACTGTATAACCTAGTGGAAAAGCATGGAAAAGTTCTTTATGACTTGATCAGTGAATCAACCACTAGAAAAGTCCATTATATTCATGGTGGGGTTGATGCTCTTGAACGAGAGCGCATAAGAAAAGAAATCAATGAATCTGTTGATGATATAGCAGTCGCGTCATCCGGGACAACTTCAGCCGGAATCAACATTCCAAATCTAAAATATATCATCTTTGCGAGTCCATCCAAATCTAAGGTGCGGACATTACAGAGCATAGGCCGGGCGCTTAGAAAAACAGATGATAAGGATTGCGCCATATTATATGACATCGCAGACAATATGCATCTTAAGGGTCATAAACCGAATCACACACTGGTTCATATGGCAAAAAGAATGAAAATTTATAAGGACGAGAAATTCAACGTAACGATTCATAGTATAAGGATAAATGTAGATGAATGAAAAAGTTCAACTGATAAAATTGATCAGCGGCGATGAAATCATTTCGAAGGTATCTTATGATGCAACAGAAAAGACATTTAAGTTGGTCGATCCTATGCAGTATAGGGTGATGAATAACCCGACAACAGGAGAACCCATAGCCATGCTATCGGCGTGGATTCCAATGGAATTGAATAAACCGAATGTTGCAACAATATCCGAAAACCATGTCATTGTGTCGCTTGATGCTGGAGTTAATGTTATCAAATATTATACAAGCAATGTCGAGAAGGTGTATTCTCAATTGACGGAATCTTCACAAAATGAAGAAGAGCCAACCGCAAACACTCAAGTATCGTCAAAAAATGGCATGACAAGCAATAGAACGTTACATTAAAGGATCATCATGACAGAAATTAAAAAGAAGAGACAAAAACATGATTATGTAGACAACAAAAGACTATTCGAAGAAATGTGTGCATTCAAAGACAGCTTAAGAGAAGCCGAAGATTGTGGAGACGACAGACCGCCTGTACCAAACTACGTTGCAGTAAGCATCATGAAGATATCAAAAAATCTGTCCATGAGTCCAAACTTCATCAATTATATGTTTCGCGAAGACATGGTTTCAGATGGAATAGAAAATTGCTTTCAGTATATCAGCAATTTTGATCCTGAAAAATCAAAGAATCCATTCTCATATTTTACAACCATCATATACTATGCCTTTTTGAGACGCATTCAAAAAGAAAAGCGCCAGTTGTATACCAAGTATAAGCTATCAGAACACGCTGACATATTTTCATTAACTTCACATACAGAAAAATCAGACACAAAAAATTATGATGTTCCCATCAAAAGTGGAGAGTGGACCGAAGATTTTATGAATGAGTTTGTCGAGAACTTCGAAGAAAAGAGAAAAAACAAAAGACGTAAAAAGAATGTAGGAATTGATCGGTTAATAGACGAATAAAATAGGAGAACCACATGTTATCATTATATGAAATTGAAATGATCATGGTTTCATTTTGTGATCAAGTAAATGAAGTCAGGCCGACATCCAAGTCTGATGCTGAACCCATTCTTGATAGAATGATGACGATTTCCTTGCTTAATGAAAAAGAGAAGGCGTTATACATGAACAATATGGAGAATTAATATATGAAAATAGCATTAATTTGTGATCAACACTTTGGTTCAAGAAACGACAATCGATTTTTATTGAAAAATCAGATGAAATTCTATGACACCATTTTCTTTCCATATCTGAAAAAAGCTGGAATCACTAAGATTATTGATCTTGGAGACACTTTTGATAAGAGAAAGAACATCAACATACATACCTTACAGTTGGCAAAGAACTGCTTCTTTGATAAAATCAAGGAGTATGGAATGCATATGGATTCATTGGTAGGAAACCATACCGCCTATTACAGAAACACCAATTATCCAAACACAATGCGAGAAATCTTCAAGGATGATGACCATATCACGGTTTATGCCGAACCAACTGAGGTGGAGTATGATGGATGCAAAATTCTATATCTCCCTTGGATCAATCTTCAAAACGAACAAAAATCGATTGACCTAATCGAATCCACCAATGCGCCTATCATCATGGGACATTTGGAAATCATCGGCTGTTATATGCAGCGCGGCATGATGAACAGTCATGGATTGCCTATGGTGACATTTTCAAAATTTGATAAGGTTCTGTCTGGACATTTTCATACCAGATCGATAACCGGAAACATCTATTATTTGGGTTGTCCATATGAAATGTCTTGGGTTGATTATCAAGACCCTAAAGGGTTTCATATTTATGACACAGACACAAGAGAAATCGAATTTATCGAGAACCCATACAACATCTTTTTCAAAATTCAATATGATGATAAGAGCGTACCATATGACACACTGATTAAGACGACAGATTTTGAGGCTCTGACCGGAACCTATATCAAGATTATCCGAACGTCTAACCAAAATCCATATCATTTTGATATGTTCATGGAAGAACTGTATAAATTCTCTCCAGCAAGTGTTCAAATCGTTGAAGACCATCACAACAGAGATTTAGAAAAAGATGGAGACATAATTGATGGTGCTGAAGACACTGAAACAACAATAAGCAAATATGTTGATAGCATGGTTACTGATATAGACAAAATTCAACTTGACAAATTGATGAGAAGTCTGTATATTGAGGCTTTAGATTTTGAGGATTGATGTATGATAGTGTTTAAAAAAATTCGTTGGAAGAACATGCTCAGTACAGGAAATGTGTTTACTGAAATTGATCTAGACGCCAATGCAAACACCTTGATAATTGGCTCTAATGGCGCAGGAAAGTCCACACTTCTAGATGCTCTATGTTTTGCCTTGTTTGGTAAGCCATATAGAAAGATCAATAAACCTAATTTGGTCAACTCCATCAACAACAAAGACTGCTTGGTTGAATGTGAATTCATCATTGGGAAGGACGAATATCTAATTCGAAGAGGAATTAAGCCTAGTGTCTTTGAAATTTTCATCAATGATCAACTAGAAAATCAGCCGGGATCATCAAAGGACTATCAATCGATTCTAGAAAAGAACATTTTGAAGATGAACTTCAAGTCATTTACTCAAATTGTTATTCTAGGGACATCATCATTTGTCCCCTTTATGCAATTACCCGCTGCTGGTAGACGATCAATCATTGAAGATTTATTGGACATTCAGATTTTTTCTAGAATGAACATTTTACTTAAAGATAAGGTAGCCGAAAACAAGTCGTCAATGGCTAATAATGGGTATGAGGTTGAGATAACCAAGGAAAGAATTAAGGTACAGGAACAGTACATAAGGAAAATCAAAGAGAAGAATGATGGATTGGTGTCTGAATTCCAAAACAACATTGATAAGATCAAAACATTGATCAAGACTTTAGAGTCTGAAAAATCCATCGTCAATGAAAAATTGGACGACCTAGCTATAAAAACTCAAGACGAAGCCAAGACTCATAAGAGCGCACAGCGCAACATGGGAGTCATGGATAAATTAGAGGGTAAAATCACAACAGTTACTGATCGAAAAGAGTTTTTTGAAAATAATCAGACTTGTCCTACTTGTGAACAGAACATCAACGATGACATCAAACAAAAACATTTATGCGAAGCAAACCAAACAATTAAAGAGTTGAGCGGTGCAGTTTTTACTTTACAATCGCAATATGATGTGATACAAAAGAAGATTGTTTGGTTTGATAAACTCAGTAAGCAGATGGTGGCCGAAAGAACAAACCTTATGCGTATCGATGGCGACATTAAGTCTCATCGATCAACGATAAAGGGACTTAAGGAGAGCATCAAAAAACTTGAGAACACCGTTGAAGAAGACGGGGATAACAAGCAGGTTCTACATGATTTATCCGAATCACTAAATTCATTGGTGAATGAAACGGAAAAGCTGACTCAACAAAGAGAACTGTTTGCCATTGCGGCGGACATCTTGAAAGATTCTGGAATAAAATCAAGAATCATCAAACAGTATATTCCAATCATGAACAAATTCATATCTAAATATCTAGCCGCTTTGGACTTTTTTGTTGAGTTTGAACTTGACGAAGAATTTAATGAGACGATCAAATCTAGATACAGAGACGAATTTTCTTATGGATCATTCTCAGAAGGTGAAAAAACGAAAATCGACATTGCTCTACTTTTTACATGGCGATCTATTGCCAAGGTGAAAAATTCAACGTACACTAATCTATGCATATTGGATGAAATTTTTGATGGCTCATTAGATCATGAATCAACAGAAAATTTGATGAAGGTGCTGTACGGCGAACAGGGAAACATATTCGTAATTTCCCATAAAAACGAACAACTTAATGATAAATTTGTCAGTGTCATGGTGGCCGAAAAGAACGGAAACTTTAGCACAATTACTAGGAGTAAATGAATGAAAAATAATGAACAATTATGCCTTTTGGACTATATCGATTTTGTTAAGAATGTCACATCCGAAACGTCAAATGATTTGGATGTGTTCAATGAACGAGTCGAGGAATTGAAGGGTGAAATCAATGTGCCTCTAATCCTGACATCGGCATTAGGTTTCTCTGGCGAAACTGGTGAATTTAATGATATGATCAAAAAGGTGATCTTTCATGGCAAACCGTTCACTCCAGAGATTCGCGTAAAGATGGAAAAAGAGTTGGGTGATATCCTTTGGTATTGGGCTAATGCCTGTCGTGCGATGGGACTTGATCCAAATCAGGTTATGCAAACCAATGTGGATAAATTGATGAATCGATACACTGGCGGAAAATTCAATGTTGAGCAAAGTGAGAACCGAATCAATGAATAACCTTAAATTGTGCGAACCTAATGATCCAATCCTAAAAACAGTGTCAGAGCCATATGTCTTTGGCACTGGATTTAAGGACATGACTCTAAACGAAATCATCACTCAAATGAAAAATGTTATGATTGAGTCTAATGGTGTTGGACTGTCAGCGGTACAGGTTGGTCTCCCTGTTAGAATTTTCTTGATGGGAAATCCAAAAGACCCTGATTCGATCATTCCAATCATTAATCCTCTTATCGTTGATGATAGCGATGAACTGATTAAGGCCGACGAAGGCTGTCTATCATTCCCGTGCCTATATATAAAGGTAAGCCGGTCAGCATCGGTCAAGGTGCGCTACAGTGACGTTCTTGGTGAGGTTCATACCAAAACCTTTTCTGGAATGACTGCTAGAATTTTTCAGCATGAATATGATCATCTGAATGGCGTCACCATGAAGGATAAAGTCTCATCGTTTATGTTAAAATTGGCTAACAAAAAGGCCACTAAGCTGAAAATCAAACGATCTAGAATCCTTTCTAAGTCTTTAATTAACCACTAATTGGTAACTAATTAATGTTATTATATCATAAGGACAAGCCTATTATAACAAAGGTTTCGAATCTTGTCAAGAGAAAAATGCACCTTTTTTGAAAAAAGATTCGTTGACAGGATCGTCCTTATGATATATCCTTTAAATCAATCGAATATGAGGATGCGCTGATGACACACCAACTGCCAACTCCCTATGAATTTGGCCTTGGTGTTAAAAAATGTCAAAAACCTATTGACATTGAATCCTTATTGGTCCATAGTGTCCTTGTTGAGTGAATTGAAAGGGTTTTCGTTATGTCTAAGTTCAAAGTCTCCACTAAAGAAGTTCTTGCGCGTTTGATGGCGACAGAGAATCTTCGAGTTGTCCATAAAAACACGGCTACGGCGTCCTTTGACGTTAAGGGTCGTGTTCTGACTCTTCCTATTTGGAAGGATATGCAGA